CTACGATATTTCCATTAGCATCAATCTTAACCTTGTATTGCTTACATGACAACCGGGCAGTTCCTGTTCTATTAGGTCCTCCCATTTGTCTTTCAATTTTTCTTTTAGTGGATAAACATTCGCTAAGAGATTCTCTAACTGTATATTCCTCAAGATTACCACTCATAAACATTAATAAAACAAAAGAAGCTTCTATCATGGTTAGTTTGATCCGTTTCTAAGTTTTTCTATATTTTCTTCTAATGCTGTAATTCTTCTTTCGTAGAAGTCCAAGGTTAATTTTTGTTGTTGATCAAAAGGTGCTTTACCAGATTCAATATCATTTGTTAATTTTTCTAATTCACCTGCTAGATGCTCTATTAACATAAACTGTTCACTATCTGCCGGTAACGAACCCATTTCGCCTCGTGGCCATTTAATTCTAAATTCTGTATTCATCGAGACTTCTGATTCCATCATTTCAGTAGTTTTTTCTAGATTATTAATTCTTTCAATAATACCAAAGTAGGCCCAAACAGCTACTCCTGTACCGACTAATAGACTGAGAATATTTCGCAGCGGCATCGCAACTTCTGAGTTCTCATTTATTTTTGCCACCATAATCCACCTTTATAATTTTATATTATTATTTATACAATAAAAAAGGGTGGCCGAAGCCACCCTGAAAAGTTTATTAACTTTTTCTTATGCGCCAAGAATGTTGTCGACGCGGAAGATACGGTAGTACTGGTTCGCCTTAACGTTACCAAGACCGCCGTTGCTAATAGCACCTGCTACGTATGGGTTTGCAGCCATACCATAGCGAGTCTTAAAGCCAATCTTCGGCTGGAAAGTATCCTCACCAACTGCACGTACCATTGTTAACGGAACGTACGGGCAGTAGAATACGCCAGCATCATACGGGTTAGTACCCTTATAACCTACGTTGATGTAGTCGGTGGATGCATACGGGTCAATGTAGACTCTCATGCGACCGTTCAGTACACCAGCAAAAGTGTTGCCTGTGTCATCGACGTTCAGGTTTGTTGACATTGCAGGTGAGTAATCCAGCATGCCAGAAGCTGCAAGTGCAGAAGCTACGTCAGAGGAGCAGATCATGAAGTTACCTTTACCTCTACGTGTTTCTTTAGCAATTACGTTAGCTTCTCTTTCGATCTGAAGAATCAGACCCTTGAACTTCTCAACAGACCACCGGCCGTCGGCGTCGGTTTGTACGTCGAAGATACCATTAACTGCAGTGTTAGTTTGAAGTGCACCAGTCTTAGCTTGAGAGTTAAGAGTACGTACAACTTCACGGTTGATTTCAGCCAGGATCTCAGTTGAGAGAATGTTAGCCAACTCAGTCTCTGCGTCAAGACCATGGATTGCTTTCAGGTCTTGTGCGAGTTCTAAGCTGTATTCTGCCTTCAGAGCACGTGACTTAGCAGTAACGGTTTGCTTTTCAATGGTAAAGCCCATCTCGTTGAAAGAAGAACCAGTAGCGGAACCAAGAGATTCAGCGTCGGTTGTTGGCATACCACCGGCCATGATGCTGGTTAAACGAGCATCGTCTGCAGTCGAGTCAGAGTCAAGGTTAGTTACATTCAAGCCAGAAGCGTTATCGGAATCATGTGTTGCCGATGAATCGCCGGAGAAATTGGTTTCTGCTTCGTTGAAAAGAGCTTCGCGGTTAGAAGTGCTACCGCCACCATAGCGGGACTTCATTGCAAAGATCAGGCCAGTCGGACCAGACATAGGCTGAACGCCACAAATGTCATAAGCCATCAGGTTCGGCATTGCACGACGAACGAGAGCGATTAGGATCGGGTTCCAGTTGTCAGCAGCACCGCCAGAAGCAGTGGTACCAGCAGCTGCTGCGTTAGCAGGAGCTTCCATAAGACCTTGCTCACGAAGAGCTTGTTCTTGGTTTTCAAGAATAGCAGCAGTAACTGCTTTTCTGTGATGATCTTTAATAGCGCCCGCAGACTCTTCATTCAGAACTGGGGCCCATTTCTCGACTAAAGTGTCGTAAGAAATTACGTTATGCATCGATTGAATCTCCTATTATTTTTTCGATGTTTTATTAAGGGCTGATAAGTACTGAGCCATTGATCCAGAAACTTCAACAGTATCGTCTTCGTCATCTGATTCAAAGTCTGCAGACTCAGTTACGGTCTTAGTAGTTTTTGTGAAATATGATTCTTTAACGGTTGCAACTTTTTCAGCAAAAGTTTCTTCGTTATCGAAATCGATATCGCTTACTAAAGACCTAAGTTTTTCGACCTGGGTGTCAGCTAAATCACGGGATGCTTCTTGAATAATAGCGTCGCGCTTATAGACTTCTAACTCTTCGGCCATTTGGATAGCACTTGCTGTTGTATCGTTCAGGCTTTCTTCAAGCTCTGCTACTTGATCAGCAAGGTCATCTACTAGGTCGACTTTGGACTCAGGTACTTCAATGTAAGACTCTGTGAACAGATCTTTCAGATTGTTCATAAAGTTCTCAGCAATTTCCGTACGTAAGCCAGTTTGAACGGCGAGTTTGTTCTCTTCCATCCAGTTTTCAACTACGTAGTTAAGATAGCTATCTACTTTCTCTACAAGATCCTCTTTGGTAGAATTAATTTCTGCCTCGAGTTCCTCATTGTACTTTTCTTCAAGACGATCGATTTCTTCAGCAAGCTTAGACTTAATTGCTGCTTCAAAAATAATTGCAGTCTTCTCCTTAAACTCTTCGGAAAGAGTTGCTTCATTTTCCATGATAGCATTGAGATCTTCAGAGAAATCTGCTTCGTACTGAATTTCCTGTGCTTCTGTTACTTCAGAACCTTCTTCTTCTACACCCTCAGCCATTGTCTTAGTTAAAAGGCCTTTTAGCTGCTCGGTGTTCATGTTATTCATTTTGCTGTACATAGCATTAATCATGCCAGCTTTAGTTCCAGGTAACTTTTGCATAGGCTCAGACGTACCTTTATCGCCTTTGCGTTTCTTTGCTGTGCTAGTTGCCTCACCTGCTTTATCAACAGATGCTACAGACTGAGCCTCAGCATTCTTCGGATCGTGACCTTGTGCTTCCATGATTTCATTCTCGTCATCATGGAGTTCAACGTCTTGATCTTCAATCATTTGATCTTCAGTCATCATTGACTCCTTTTACAATTTTGTTTTAAGTAACGAGAGGAAATTCTTGAACTCACGAACCTGTGTCTCATAGAGATTAGCGCGAGGAGCTTTCTTAATTTCAGTCTCCATTTTTTCAATTGCCCGTTGTTCGATAATGCCGTTATTCCAAACCCATTCAACACCTTCCATAACCCCATTAACAAAAGCGCTAGGTGCGGATGGATCTTGCACGATATCAACCGCGTTAAGAATAAAATCGTCTTTAACGATCATTGCGTCATTACCTCGTTGCAGGCTTCCCATACCACGAGTCGAAACACCTAGTTTGACACCGCCATCGAGTAAGCCTTTAACGACTTCACCCATAGGAGTATTCAAAATAGTTGCCTTACCCATAACATTGTTACCTGACCAATCCAGGTTTTCAATCTTATGAGAAACTTTATCTAAATTAACGGTAGGACCTTCAGGATGGTTTAACTCACCAACCGCCCGGCCTGGTACAACTTGTGTTGTATTATAGGCCTGAACTGCCTTTTCCATAACTGGCCGTGGATATATCCTACCATTACGATTTTTTTGTTCTGCTGACATGAACACACCTTCAATGGCATAGTTCTTTTTACCATTTTTATCTTCGGTAATAAATTCTAAATCATTTTCGGTATATTCAGATATCAGCTTCATTTTTTATATGCCTTTATAAATTCTTTGGCAGCTTTTTCTGCCTCTTGTTTAGAACGATATGAATCTAAACGATCCCCATCTACATAAGTAACAAAACCATTCCGTTCTTTGTAAACTTGTATTTGGATTCTACCCTGCTTTTTATTAACCAATAACTGGCCTTCGGGTTTTCTTCCAGTAAGTTCTCTTAAATCGTTAAATGTTTTCATTTCTTTTAATTCTAATTATTTATAATTTTATTGTTTTCTAGTTTAAAACTTATGCGTCATCCAAAATTTCACCAGAAATAACATATTGTAAATCATCATTAGCTGAAGCTGTTAATCTTAATAAATCAGTTTCATCTAAATAAATCTGTGAATTTTTGTCCAATATTACCTTTGTGGTATCTGCTGCTACAGCAACTGTACTTGCGATTTTATAATAACTAGAACCGTTATCTACAGATATTTCCACAGTTACATCAGCAGAACTACTACCATCCACATTAGAAATAAGAATGGTATTAATTTTTCTAACTTTATTAGCAGCAACATCAATTACATCTGTTGCACTATTTGTAACTGCTCCCGCAATAGTAAATGGAGTAATGGATGTAACGTTAATTAAATTTGGTGTTGCCATCTTACCTTTCCTTTATTTAAAAATTATTCTTCGTCTTCGTCTTCCGTTTCCTCAGCGCTATCTTCTGCCTCATCGTCAACTTCGTATCCGTCCTCTTCAAAATCTTGATCATCGGAAGGCTCATCAGATACTTCTTCGTGTTCTCTGTCAAGGTCCAATTCAAGTTGTTCTTCGTCTGGATCATCTTCGGCTCCATTATAGACTTGATCAGCCATTCTAATTTTTTCTTGGTCAAGCAAATCATTTAGTTTGATTGTCATGACATCACCAAACGATTGATTTGCTTGTGAATAATTTTTGTCAATTGAATATTGAATTAAATCCTCGATAGGATTTGTTTCTTGTACTTCACTCATTATTTATCTCCTGAGTTATGCTGTTAATTCTGCTGTTGGCGGTGTAAACGAATTGGGGAAAAGAGATGCACCTTGTACTACTCTAAAATTCGAAACATATCCAGTATAGTATTGTTGATCTTTCGAATGTCTAGCACCGATAACTATACTTTGTGACGTGTAATTATTAGTATCTGCAACACCAGCTCCAGCAAGCGCGCCATTGACAAACATATAAGAAGTACCACTAACTCGAGAATAAACAATGTGATACCATTTACGTTCATCCAATGCTGTGCTTGTATGCACATATCCCGCAGCAGGTTCACTGTAAATACCCACGGTATTGTCACTTAGTAATTGGAATGCATACCCATTTGCATTACCACGATTATCGACTATATTTCTTGTACCTGATCCACCAGTATAATACATCCAAAAGTCAATAGAAAGATTATCGTTAGTACTGTGTTGAAATTCTGTACTATTATCCACCTCTAAATAGTCACCAGTTCCATCAAAGTATGTTGATCTCATTGCTGAATGCGGTCCAAAAGCGATCGACGCAGCATTTCCATACGCAGTGATGGTATGTGTTCCTGTTCCGTCTGTTGTTACTGTTGAATCATGACAGGCTATTAATTTAGTTGCAGTTGTATTTGATACAGTTTCATTTGGTGGTGTAAACGGATATCTAACCAGGCCTTTTGTAATTCTCATATCTTCAACATATCCAGAATAAGGGTAAAAACCGGCAGTGACTGTCTGATACCTATGACCTACTCGTAAAACCCCACCGTTCTGGAAAGTCCCTGTATCAGCTGCGACTCCTTCCAATGAGCCATCCAAATAAAGTGCTGCTCGTTTAGCTCCTCTTACTAATGCTATATGATACCATGTATTAGATTGCAAGGTAGTAGTACCAACAATTTTATCCCCACCGCTAAAGTAATAAATTACATTAGTGTTTCTAATCCAAATAAGTGGTAAACCGGTATTGCCTTGTCGGGGATCAACTATGGCTTGATAAGAACCATTGACATTAGTAGGATATATCCACCATTCCCAAGTAAAATCCTCTTGTTTTAATGTTGGGAAAGGTGTTTCGATATAGTCACCTGTTGATCCAGGGATATACATGTTTGAACTAGCATACTTGGTTTGATCAGTAGAAGATACTGCGTTTCCAAACAGTTGAACACCCGTTTGATCGGTTTGAGTTCTGTCTGTAAGGTCGGCTATTGATTCCGATGAATGGCCACCGGCATCATATACGTTTGGACCATCGTTGCATGTAAGAAGACTGGTAGAATAACCACTACCGGATACTGAGGCTAATGGAGCTGTTGGAGGAGTAAACGCAGAAGTATATAATGCAGTGCCATTGATGACACGGAAATCTGATATATACCCCACCAAATTGTTTCCGTATCCACTACCACCAACTGTAATATCATCGTATGCCGTTGCATCGTAATTATCACTTGTTCGAGTATCGATAAGAGCACCGTTAACGAAGAATCTGGTTGTCCCACTATCTCTTGTAACAGCTACATGCTGCCACGTATTGAGTTGAGATTTTGTATCAGTATTATTTTGACTATTATTAGTAAAATGGGCCCATTTGTATTGATTAGAACTATTTCTGTAGTATACTTGAATTCCATGACCATTCGATGTAGAATGCCCATCTTGTAATGCGAATACATAACGAGCACCAGATCCACTTCTAATTGTAGGATAAACCCAACATTCAACGGTATAATCACCAGTTCCAATTGGATTAGTATATCCAGTTTTTCTTACATCATCATCGCCATCAAAGTGTACAGAAGCGCCGTGATCATTAACAGAATAAGCTTCATGGTCATAAGGTATAAACCTTCTCATTTCAACTTCACCAGTAGGGGTTACTGTTCCGCCTTTAGGATCATTAATATAAGGAAGGCCAGAAGCTAAATGGAATTTAGTATCACTATCAGTATCTAAAGCTGTTGTCGGTATACTATAGGTACTTCCGGTATATGTTACTGCACTTGATCCTGTTTGTAACCTGACATCATGATAAAATGCCTGGGCATATCTATCAGTACTTACTAAATCTTGACCTAAATAAAATGACTGATCAGCAAGAGTAGTAGTCAGATCTGTACTGATTGTACCACTTTCTTCAATTAATCTTCCATCAAAATAAGCTCTTAATTTAGAACCATCCCAATTAACTGCCCAATGATACCATGTATGCAGGTGAAGGTCTTCACCATTAGAACTACCCTGGTTAACGTAAGCTGTACCACCTTCTTTACCGGAGATATCAATACCCGGTGCGCCGTGTTTAAACATTCTAAAGTAATTATTATCGTCTTGATGAAATTCAAAAATTGGACAATTACCACCATCCTCGGCTTCCACATAAATCCAACCTTCGAGTTGCCACCCACTGTTATCAAAATTGTAATTAGAACTAGCAGCTAATTGAACATAAGAGCTGTCGGCCGGACCTGTAAAAACACTGTATCCACCAGGATAATATGGGGTAAATGCTTGGTTTGATGCATTACCGGTAAAGCTAACTGCCGATCCGGAAGACGTAGTGTTAGTACCATCGTCGCCCGATGCTTTCAATAATAATCTTGTTTCCGCGGATTCAGATTCAGCTGTAACAAATGTTAAAGTAAAGCTAGCCGAAGCTGTTATAACGTTAACACCATCACTTGCTTTAAAGGTAACTGACCCGGAAGATGAAGTTGCGGAATCTTGGGTCATTGGTTCAATAGTAAAGACCGCAGAATCATTTTCATAACTAGTTCCTGGTAGAGTCTGAGAAATGTATGCCATATTATCAAAACCAGCATCAGTTTCTGTTGACCATTGTATTTCTTGACCTTCAGAGTCACGAGCAACTAAAGTAATTGTTGTAGCAGTTCCATTCAAATATTCTGTTGCATTGGTCGCCAATGCATAACTTGCATCCGGTTGTGTTACCCATATAGGATTGGTATTAATGATTGCAATATTAAACCACCCTTGACCAGTATGGATATAAAGTTTATCAGAATCAGTAACGAATGCTAAACTTCCAGCATTATTTGAATCATAATTTCCTGGCAAATTGGATACATTTGTATAAGTAACCAAACCTGTGCCACTAGAAGCCAAACCCCCAGCCGAAGTAATATTATTAAGTTCGACCGCCTGACCTAAACTTGTTGCTAAATCTCTTGCTCTACTCTCAGGCATATGCATCTCCTAAAGGAACACTATACCAGCCAGATGCTGTGTACGGATCCCCATCATGAACTATGTATATGTACAAATATTTTGTTTCTCCTGCTGAAACATATGCTAGATCACCTTCATTACCGCTTCCTGGTAAACTACTGAGATTCGAATAATGTTGAACGGTTCTATTTTGGAATGTACCATCTGAGTTAATCGATAAATCATTAACTACTGCTCTTGTTCCTCTTCTAGCTATTTTTCTTGATCGGGTCTCAGCCATAATTAACCACCGAATATCATTGCCATTGCAATTGCTTTTCCATTTGAGGCGCCTGTTGCAAATGTTGATACGTTAATTGCATCACCAGAATCTGCTCCAGAAAGTAAACTAACTTGTGTACCATTTGCAGCAGTATAGTCATCACTGTCCGTAAGGAGAATACCATTTAAATGTACTTGTATTTGACCTGCGGTATATGATAAAGTATTACCTTTTAGATCTGCACCACTAAATGTTGTTTGGTTATTTGTTGCTGTATACGAGAAGAGTGTAGTTGGTGTTGTTCCACCACCGCCACCATTAATTGTAATTGTTTTAGTTGCGCCCGTTCCACTTGCTGTAACACCAGAACCTACAAAATTAATCGTAGTTGCCGCAGTTGATAATGAAGATCCTTCATCTTGTACGGTAAGGCTTCCACCGCCTCCGCCGCTATTAGCATCTACATAAGCTTTTACACTCTGTTGGCTTGGTGCCCTTGTTGCACTATTGGTGGAGAAATCATCTTCATCAATAATATTATTAGCGATACGTGCATCAGCAAGAGTATTAACACCAGCTGAATCCGGGAAATCTGCGGTAGTTGGGAGTTCTGAAGTAAGAGCAAGTGTACCAGAAGAAACAGGTAAAACTATAACTGCCGAACTTCCTGCAGAATGTGGTTGTGCCTGTAAAGTTTGTGCATGTGCGTTATTAACTTCGCAGTAGAATTTAACTTTTGAAACCGAACCGGTTCCAGTACGTATATCGATGTTACCATCAGAAAGTGTAACACCACCAGTTGAACCATTGCCATCAATAATAACCGAACTACCAGCAAGATTTGAATCAATCATTACGTCTACGTTTGCAGAATCAATATTGATTGTTCTAGAGGAAGCAATAGTTCCTCCTCCAGATAATCCTTTACCGGCAATAATTGATACTGATGTATGATTAATATGTTCGTTAGCTATGAATCCAGTTAATGCATCGTGATTAATATCTGCTGCAGTAGCAGTAAATACACCTGTTGACGAATTATAACTTACACCATTTCCGCCAGAGAACATAGCTCTAACATTAGCAGAGTCAATGTTAAGTGTTCTATCAGCAGCAATTGTACCTCCACCAGATAGTCCTTTGCCTGCTATTACTGAAACGGTAGAATGATCTATATGTTCGTTAGCTACAAATCCTGATAAGTTATCATGAACTATATCTCCATCAGTCGTAGTAATTTCACCTGTACTAGAATTGTAAGTTATTCCAGTACCACCTGATAACATACTTAGTACATTTGCAGAGTCAATTCTTAATATTGCCTCGCCACTGGTTGCACCACCTAGTAAACCGTTGCCGGCAGTTACCTGAGTAATATCAGCGCCTGGTGAACCACCTCCACTAGTAATAGTAATCGTTTTAGTAGAACCTGTTCCGCTGGCTACGACACCTGAACCAACGAAGTTTAGTGTCGTGGCAGCAGTTGATAGTGCCGATCCTTCATCTTGTACTGTAAGTGCTGAAGCAGTATTCGCAGTGATATACGCTTTTACACTCTGTTGACTAGGTGCTCTTGTTGCACTGTTAGTAGAGAAATCATCTTCATCAATAATATTGTTAGCAATTCTTGCATCTGCTAATGTGTTTGCTGTTGCTGAATCAATAAAGTCTGTGCCAAACTTAGGCATAAAAGATTGGATATTAGCTGAATCAACATTTAGCGTTACTGAACCTGATTGACCACCACCAGTTAAACCTTTACCAGCGGTAACACCTGTAATATCGCCACTACCGCCTCCACCTCCGCCAGAAATAGTAATTGTTTTTGTAGCGCCACTACCACTAGCCGTTACACCATCACCGACAAAGTTTATCGTTGTAGCTGCTGTTGATAAAGAAGAACCTTCATCTTGTACGGTAATTGAACTACCGGTGTTTGCTGTAATGTATGCTTTTACACTTTGCTGACTCGGTGCTCTTGTAGCACTGTTGGACGAAAAGTCATCCTCATCAATAATGTTATTAGCAATACGTGCATCTGCTAATGTGTTCGCCGTTGCGGAATCAATAAAATCATTATGTAAAGTAGGAAGGACACTGGCTACATATGCGCTATCAACAAAATCTCCACCGAGTGTTGGAATGGTGGGTGTGTTACTAAAATTGTTATAATTTAAGTAATAACTTCCAGCTTGACCACCTAATGTATCAGCGTCAATTGTTAAGTTATTAATAAACGTAGCATTAACCCGGGTATCAATTAAAGTATTAACGCCAGTTGAAT